AAATTACGTCTCTCTATAATATCATGGAACTAGACCCCTGGCAAATCGAAGTACTAAAGACTCATGGGAATATCTGCCTTAGATCGGGCCGCCAGGTAGGGAAATCTACAGTTATAGGAATTAAGGCCGCAGAGTATGCCTTGAACAACCCTAAAAAATTAATTATGGTAATATCCAAAACCGAAAGACAAGCAGGACTACTGTTTGCAAAGATTCTACAGAATATCAGTAAGAAAAATAAAGCCCAAATCAAAGGAGGACGTGACAGACCAACTAGACACCTAATCAATCTAAGGAATGGTTCCACAATACATTGCCTTCCTGCAGGAGATACTGGTTTTGGGATAATGGGATTCACTATACATTTATTGATTGCTGATGAGGCTGCATTCATCCCAGAGGAGGTTTGGAATTCTGTAATACCTGCAATGGCTGTAACTAGAGGAAATATATGGCTACTAAGTACACCATTTGTGAAAGAAGGATACTATTATAATTGCTTCTCAGATCCGACATTCACGCCTTTCCATACAAGTAGTGAAGATTGCCCTAGAAAAGACCAAGTATTTTTAGACCATAAAAAAGCAACTCTCACTAAAGCACAATACGCACAGATGTATTTAGGATTATTTGTTGATGAATTAAGGCAATTCTTCCCAGATGATTTAATCAGAGAAGTCTGCACAGAAAAGAGAAAAGAACCAATCAAGGGGCTAAGCTATTCATACGGGGCAGATGTAGCAAGGATGGACAGAGATGAATTTACCCATGAAATCCTAGATTGCACTAATAGTAAAAATGTAACTCAAGTTGAAAACATCACAACTAAAGAAATTCCGATCCCAGAATCTACACGTAAGATAATTGAACTCAATAAACAATACGACTTTAGAAGAGAATACATAGACTCTGGAGGAATGGGAATAACTGTATGTGATCTTCTCAGAGAGGATGATGATAATAAAAGAAAAGTCATTGAGATTAACAACGCCTCTAGGATTTACAACCGAGAAGAAGGGAAAAAGAAAATTATGAAAGAAGAACTATACAATCATCTCAAAAAGCTAATGGAAAAAAAAGAAATCAAACTTTTAGATGATGATGAAGTTAAGGCTTCTTTAAAATCAATTCAAGCTGAACATCATCCAGAAACTGGGAGACTAAAGATTTGGGGTTCTTACAGCCATATTGTGGAAGGATTAATTAGAGCGGCTTGGTATCTCAAAGACAAACCTTTAAATATATATTACTACTATTGAAAAGATGACCGGAATAACAAAAGTGAAGGTCAAGAATAAAGATTTCGAGCTTTCCGACCCTGAAGCGGCACTAATTCTTACACTTCAAGAATTAACTAAAGAAATAAAGAGGCTAGTATCTAATGGCTGATCTTGGAATCTGGACAAAAAACGCAATGATTCAAGCGAAGGCGGGAGTCAATGCAAACGCTACGGCTAAAGCTGTAACCGCAACAGATATTTATGTCTTGGAGACTGAGAGTTTTGTCAATGCTGCGTCTAGATTTAATTGGAGTGATGCCTACGCAGGACTCAACGTAGATGTTAAAAGCATCCTTCACAGCATAACCTCATCAATGTGTGCAATGACTGTGATAGCAACAGACATGTCAGGATTTACCTCGCAAGAAGAGGCTCAAACGATGCTAGATGTTTTAAGAGAGGAGGCTCTGCGAGGACTTTCAATATTGAGAGATGTCAAAGCTAGAGATTTTATAAATGCCGCATGATTTTAAAAGATTCCCCGAACTCACCGACAGACAAATGGATTTCTATTATTTTGATTCACCTCATAAACAAATCACGGAAGATATAGTTGTGAGGGTGGATAGGGTGAAGGATGGAGACACAATACAAGCAAGATGGAACGAAAGAGATTTTAATTTTCCAGTAAGACTTCTAGGAATTGCAGCAGCAGAGAAGAATGAAGGAGGAGGCCAAGAAGCCAAGAGCCACCTAGCACAACTCATTGAGGGGCAAGAGGTACTTATAGAAATAGATCAAAAACAAAGAGTTGGAAAATGGGGTAGACTTCTAGGTAATATTATTTTTGGTGGAGAAAACATCAACGAAGCAATGATTAGAGATGGATTCGCTACAACATTCGAAGGAAGAAAAGACACAGCAATTCCAGACTTCGATAGAGAACTAGGAGGCTCACAATGGTTGGCGTCCCAGTAGCATTTAGAAAATCTAGAGCAAAAACAATAACATCCTTCAACTTTACAGACATAGCAAGCGGGACAGGAACTGTCATATATTATGGATTCAAGGATGAAGATTCTTATAGACTTACGTCACAAATCGGATTACATTCAAATAGAGTGTGGACAATTAGCGCAACAACTACGGGTTCTTCAGACCAAATAGTGCATGATGTTGATTTTGATGTGCTTTTTAATCACCCTATAAGAATAAAGGGGGAAATAATTGTAGTTGTTCCAACATTAGCGAAATCAGAAGCGGGTGGGCCCACCTATACAAGTTATCAAAAGATTTATGTAAGAAGATGGGATGGTTCTACTGAAACTGATATTGCGAGTGCTACAGGAGAGACTTTAGTAATTCGAGGGAATAATAGCAGGAGAGTTCAAACAACTTCAGTAACTGTGCCACTAATACTTTTTGGAGTAGGGGAGACTCTAAGGATAACTGTTGAAAATCACATGTGGTCGGATGGAGGTACAGGACACCAATTTATTTTAGGACACGATCCCGCAAATAGAAGTCTTGACCCCTACACAAGTCTAGAAGAGGTCCCAGACTTTGATGGGCACCTAACAAGACTTTCAATCCATGTACCAACCAAGATAACTTTATAAAATATGGAGACTAATAAATAATATGCCACAGACAGATATAGGAAGTTCAGTTGCAAGTAGTAATGATGGATTCACAGATTTCTCTGTACCATCTGAAACAACAGACGCAGGAAGCGAAGACAATGAGACTAAATGGCAAAATAACAACTGGGCTCAATGGCTAGGATATTACAGGGGAATCCCAGAACTATCATCTGTAATTGATGCAAAAGCTACGTGGACGATTGGAAAGGGATTCCTAGCAGATGAAGTTACAACAATGCTTTTAGACACAATAAAAGGATTTGGATTTGATACACTAAACACAATCCTAGAAAACGCAGTTAGAACCTACCATATCGGTGGAGATTCCTTTGCTGAAATAATTAGAGACGAAGAAGGAAACTTGCTTAATCTGAAACCATTAGATCCGGGGGTTATGATTCATGTGGTGGATAAACAAGGAATGATAAAAAGATTTGAACAAACTTCTAAAGTGAAGGGACGCCCAAATAAGAAATTCAGGCCAGACCAAATATTTTATCTTCCAAGAAACAGAGTCGCAGATGAGATACATGGAACCTCGATAACTGAAAAGCTAGTGCAAATAATTCTGATGAAGAACGAAGCTATGAATGACTGGAAAAGGGTGATACACCACAATATCGATCCAATGATTGCGTACAAACTAGATACTGATGATACTACGAAGATTGCAGACTTTAAAGCAAAGGTTGATGCAGCAAAAGGAAAAGGGCAAAATATGTATATTCCAAAGGACACTGTAGAGTTTGAGATTATAAGCCTAGCCCCAAACGCTAACCTTAATCCCGTTCCATGGATTGAAATGCTTGATGCGAAATTCTATGAGGCTGCACAAGTGCCTAAGATTATTGTGGGAGGAGCGGGGGGATTCACGGAAGCAGCTGTCAAGATTGCATACTTAGCTTTCCAGCAAACAATCGAAGAAGAACAGCTGTTTATAGAAGAAGAAGTTTTATCACAGCTCAATCTTCAAATCAAGCTAGAATTCCCAGCAAGTCTAGAGAATGAATTGATCTCGGATAAGAATAAAGACGCTGAGAATGGCGCAGCCCAACCTAATGATATAACAGCTGAAACGGAGGGAAACAAATGAAAAAAGATAACAAACCATTAATTGAAACAATGATTAATACCGTCGCACTGGCAATCACAGCAGCAGGGACTACGTTTTTACTAAGTAAAGATTGGTGGGGTTTTTGTCTTATCACTTTCGGAGCAGGACTAGAATTCTTTAAATATTGGGGAAGAGGTAAGAACTTATGGTAACAATTAAGGAAAAGAAGAAAAGAAACGTTCAAGAAACGATCAGACAGACTGAGAAAGCTAGGAGCAAGGGTGGCAAGGAAGGGGTTAAAAAATTCTTGAAAGGCAAGGGTGAGGCCCTAGAGAGAGGAAGGGATAGAGATATTAGGATTCAAGAACAACAGGCTAGAGAACAGCAGGCTAGAGAACAGCAGGCAATCCAAAAAGTTCCATTCCCACCATTGGCAGAACAACAGGCTAGAGAACAGCAGGCAATCCAAAAAGTTCCATTCCCACCATTGGCAGAACAACCTAAAGCTAAAGTTGGAGAAGAAGATAAAGGGCTGTTAAGTAAGATTGATGAAGCGACAGGATTGAAAGCATTTAGAGAAAAGAATATAGCTGAACAAGAAACAAAGATCGCCGCGGGTGAGCCAGTAATTGTAGGAACCCCAGTACCTTTAGGACTAGGAGCGACAAGTGTTATAGTTAATGCAGGTAGATTTGTTCAAGGTGGGCGCATAACAAGAACGGCCTTATCTGCAAAAGACTCCTTAACAACACAAGCCCAATTTATAGGAAGAGGAGGAAAAGCTGTTGTAGATAAATTATTCAATGCACTAGGAAGTGGAGCGCCAGTAGCTGCAAGATTTGCAACAAACGCAAAATCATCGGCCCTAACAAATTCTATGTTAAGTAAAATAACAAATAGCCCAGCCGGTATAATGGCATTAATTGGCACTTATCCATTTGCAGGGTTCATTAAAGAAGAGGCTCTGCAAACTCTAAGTTTTGCCACAAAAACAGCCAAAGATTCCGGAGACGTAGAAGCAGAAGCCCAAGCAATCGCAGAGACTGAGGAACTATTAAATCCTCAAACATGGGAGAAAATGATAGGCGCAGTTCCATTCGTAAACGTTGTGAAGCAATTAAAAAACTTCTTCAACGCTGCTCAATCTAAGGTCAATATAGACAGAAGAAGTTTTGAAAATCGAGCTCAACAAATACAAGGAGGTGCATAAATGGAAGAAGAAAAAACAACTGAATCTGAGACTGATGAAAAAACAACAGAGAATACTACACCCATGATAGATAATGCAAGGGAAGCCGCTATATTACTAAAGGCTGAGAACAATCGCAGCGAAGAACTCCTTAACAGAAGAGAGAAGTTAGACGCTAAAAGGGAACTAGGCGGAGAATCTGAGGCAGGTAATCCAAAAGTTGAAAAGAAAGAAGAAACCCCCAAAGAATATAACGATCGGATTGATAAAGAACTCTCCGAAGGTAAACATGACGAATAAAGAAGAACTAGACGAATCCTTTGAAATTATTTCTGAAAAAGAGAAGCTTTGGAGAGACTATTTGGTAACTTGCGAAACAAACTACATCAATTCTGAGGCGAGTATGATTCAAAACAAGATGCTGATAGATCTAGCTAAGGCAGAAATCAAGAAAGAATCAGATAAGAATTTAGCATCCGCGTAGGAACGCAGGGATGCGAGCTAGTGGTTTAATATCTGGATATGCGGTACATTTATATAATCTTGTTTTCTTTAGTGAGGCATGGCAGACGAGCATGTTCTAAAGATTGAAACAGCAATCCCAGTTAATTTTAATTGTGCAACAGGTACAACTATCGAGAAAGGATCAGCTTGTAAGATGACTGATGGGATGGTTGCTGTTCTAGCTAATGGAGATGGCGCGGATATGATGGCAGGAGTTGCTCAATCTGAGAAACTAGCAGCTGAGACAAGCCAAAATTCTGTAGCAATCTATGATGAAGGATATTTCACAGCAGTTGCAGGTACCGGTGGAGTAACATTTGGTAAAGCGATTAGATTGGATGCGTCAACTTCTTCGGCTAACCGATTAGTTAATTGTGATGCTAACGATAATAACATTTGGGGGACTTGTTTAGAGACTGCAGCAGTAGGGGTTAGATTCTTATACAAATTGCAACTGACAACAATAAACTCAACATAAAATGGTAGAAACAGCAGGACAAGCACTAATTAGGGGTATTGACATCACAAAGGGAGCGATAGCTGAGTTCGAGGAAGCATTAATATTCAAGTCATTGATCTCAAGCAAACCAACAAAGGCAAGAGAGATTAAGTTCTGGCAGAAAACAACCGGTTATCTGACTTTGACTGCACCATCTAAGCTGAGTAACATTGCGCCTGGAGCAAGACCATTTGTAGCCGAAACATCGTGGACTCCAGTAACAAAATACACAATAAAATACATGCTAGATTCTCCTATGATTAATATAGAAGATGAGAGTGATTCTGAGGTTGCAGTATTCAGGGACAATGCAAAAGATGTTGTTGAGGCAATAGCTAACGATCTTGATAAAGATATATGGGCCGTTATCTCTGAGGATGATGGAGGGGGAAGTTTAATTAATGAAGTGACTACTCAAGCCGCTTGGGATGCACCTAGTGGGCAAGATCCTTTCTTAGACATCATGGCTTGTAAGACAGCTATTAGACAAAACACAAAGAGAAGCATAAGAAACGGTCTATTGTTAATGAACGCTAAGGCAGAACAGGACTTGCTAGTATGGTTAGTTTCAGTAAAAGGATCGAGTGTACCAAACTTCGCAAGTGAGAAAGTAGGGACTGGTAGTCTAAGTATGTTCGCCGGATTGGTGCCGGTTATTTCAGAGAATGTAACCACTGACTTCGCAATGGTTGCAGATCTAAAACAAGCAGCAACTTACAGAACCTTTAAACCTCTACAGACTTGGATAATCACTGAGGAAGGAATCGGGAGAAAGATTAGAGTCTCCACTAATGGTGCTGCTATTCTAATTAAACCCAAGTTTGTTTGTTTACTTGACGGATTAACTTAAAATGACAGACGAGAACGCCAAGAAAAAGTATGCAAAGCTCAAGGGTTTGATTGCAGGTAATGTGAAGACTGGTAATCCTGTTCGTGATGATTTAATTGTTTCTGATGCTACTAGACATCTCGCAGACCTTATTAAGAAAAGACCTAATATTGTTTTTGAAGAAACTCCCGAACTAAAGAAGGTTAAAGAAGAACCCACAACTAAGGAAGAAACTAAATCTACGAGGAAGAAATAATGGGTGAGAATGTTGATGACAAGAAGTTCCCAACTTCTGGAGCGGAAGGAGCATTTGTTGAGAACATTGGGGGAACTGCGGTAAATGTTGATTCTACTTTTAGAGGCTATACAGTTCAACAAATAGCACAGGCTTTATTCCGTGCTGGGATTATAGCATAAGATGGCAGCTGGAGATATAATCGTTGTTAATGAAAATACTTTCGGTAAGAAAGCTAATCTTTATGATGGTGTAAATGATTATATGCTTGCTGATGCTCACGCTGTTGCTAGAGTTGCGGCGGGTGATACGGTGGGAACTTATACCGCTTGGATTTATATTGATGAGGGTGGAGCTGGAAGCCCACAAACAATTTTAAGTGTGGGAGATGATAATTCAGCAACAGAATTTTTACAATTTTTCTTAGAAGATACAGGAACATTAAAAATAAAATTAGTTCATGGAGGAGTTACACAATTTGAAGTAAGAGAAACTACAGCTTCAATTTTATCAAGAACATGGACACATGTAGCAGTTGTTCAAAATGGAACAAGACCAACACTTTATGTTAATGGAAAAGTTGTTATGATGACTGATGCAGTTTCAACAGATTTAACTGACTGGTATGCAAAATTAACTGCTGTTGATAAATTTGCTATTGGGGTTTTAGAATCTAATAATACTCATACTGAAGATTTCAAAGGAGCAATTGGAAGAGTCAAGTATTTTGTACTTGACCTGAACGCAGATGAGATATTAATAGAATCTGCTGGAGGAACGCACACAAAAAGAGCAACTGCAATTGAAACGGCTAGAGTGTTTGATATTTCTATGGAAGATGATGGAATAACTGATTCAGGAAGCGGAGCAGATAATGGAACGCTAACAGGCGACGCTTACTATGGTGGATTAGTTTCTAACTGGAGTCAAGCAATCGCGGCCAACGTCACAGGCCACGCAGGAGAAGAGATGAACACCCTAGACATTGGGAAGGCTGGGAAATTCTTAACGGTAATTAAACGAGGTGACTAATGGTAAATCCTAACGCCGGAACAAAAAGCACTAAGGAGATTTCTACACTAATTGCAGAAGCTGATATTGGACAGGTTTTAAGTAATGTACCCGAAGGAATCAATGGAGTTAAGAGTACTGTGTTAAGCAAAGATAGAGTTGGACTTGAACTAAATGGCTAAAAGAAAACCTCAAAAGAGCAAGAGGGCCAGGAGATGCCCTACAAATTCAAACATTATTTCTGAAGACATATGTATGCCTAATCATTCTGGGATTGCATCACATCCTGAAGCTATATCTAATTTTGTTTCTAAGACTGGGGATGAGATGTCAGGGACTTTAGATATAACTCCAAGTACAGAGAAAGGTTTGTTTATAAACAGTCTTGCGACATCAAACCCTGGCCTTCAAATAAATATGGTGAACGCTACCAAAACAGCAATCACAACAAACGCAAAGATAGCAGGAGTAAACGTAACCTCTGGAGCTGACCCAGGCCACACCCATACAGGAGCTTCACTCTCTGGAATAGACATCAGCGATGATACAAACCTAGCCGTTACTTCCCCTATCGTACTAACTGATGATACTCTAAGCTGGGACTTCACAACGAATAACGTATGGCTAGGAACTCAAACAATTGGTGTAGATGGCACAGGGCACGATGTTAAATTCTTCTTAGACACAGCAGGAAAGTATATCCTAGTTGATGAATCAGACGATAGCTTGAAACTTGAAGCTCCTACTGGTAATAATAATTATACTAAGCTAAAGTGGACACATGGGGGGGTAGACCATGCTTCAATTTACTTTGACGATGCTCTGGCTGCTACTATCAATGGTTTAGTAATTGAAAGCATAAGAAACATAAAGTTATCAGCAGACAATATAAGACTTGATGCTAACTTGATTATCGCGGAGGATGATACATATTATTCTATGGGTACTGGAGGTTTAGGAACACCTGAATTTCAGATGGGCTTCAAGTCAGCAGACTCTACGGTTCAGTTTCTATGTAATGCGCCGGGGATTGGACCTTCACCAATAGCAGTTGTTTGGAATGAAGCTGGAAGAGATACAAACTTTAGAATAGAGGGCGATGGTGACCCAAACTTATTCTTCTTAGATGCAGGGTTAGATCACATAGGGATCGGAACAGCAACGCCAACAACAAAATTTTCAGTGATGGAAAAGTCTGGCATGACTCCGATCGGCGGCTTCGCAATAAAGCTGACAAACAAAACAGGAGCGAACAGCGTCGCTGGGCAAGTTGTTATCGCAGACTTTGCTAATAATGATGCGGCCGATCTTAGTGCTATTGATGAAGAAGAAGCAATAGGAGTATTCTTAAATTCTGGAATTGCCGACGGTAGCGAAGCATGGGTTGTAGTATCTGGAATAGCTGACGTAGCAATGGAAGACAATACAGCCGCAACTCGAGGGAATTGGGTTAGAACATCTATAACAGAAGCAGGGTATGCTGATTCAACAAATGTAAGCCCACCAAGTCCAGCAGCATTCTCTCACTTTAACGAAATTGGTCATTGTATAGAATCAGTTGCGGCAGGTGGAGGAGGAACTCACATTCTAGCTAGATGCGTCTTGCACTTCAACTAACCGAAAAGTATTTAAAGACAGACAGACTAAGTATTCTATGGAAACAATAAGAAATATTCGGCCAACATCGGTGAAAATCACAAGAGGCTTGACTGGAAAATACGGCTGGGAAATTAAGGTTGAGGACGACGACGTGGATAAGATAATAGAAAGGACTGAAGAAATCGACACAAAACTAAAAAGTAAATTTGACATGGAGAGCGTATGATTAGAGAAATGCACATCGTATGGGATCTTGGACAATTTTTGAAGTTAGCAAAGAAGAAACAAAAGAGCGGCTACAGTTGGAGAGAATTTGTATACAATGCGGGAATGGTTTATGATGGAAAAAAAGAACTGGAAAACAAGGGTTAGACAAGAAGAAGATGATTTCTTAGCAAAAGAAAAGGCGCGAGAAGCTGGCCTGGAGAAGATGAGAAAAGTTACTGAAATTGAGATCA